GTAGTGATGGTGCGCAGTGAATACTTGTCGCGCCTTTTCATAGCAGCTAAAGTCATACACAAGTCCATTCGAATTTGGGTCACTTCGCGGGCGAATTCTTTTGGTGTAGAGTTTACTTTTTCTAGCGTTGCCGCCATAAAATGTTCAGTATGTGCTCTAATCCAGGCCATGCGTCGTGAACACGAAGCAGGGAGTAAGAAATTCATCATGTCGTCGGGATTGTTTTGGGCTACTTCTAGAAACTCCACTGTATAAGTTATCACGTTAAGTAAGAGTTCAAATGCATCCTCGTGTCTCAACGACTCACCGGGTAACAGTTTATCTAACATTTCCAAGCGTGATTGCAAGAGAACATCGTCTTCCACGAAAGAGGAACAAATGGCTCCGGCTACTACTGACTTGAGAAAAATTCCGATCTTAGAGGTGGAAAAGCCTTCTTTGAGATTGCGAAATTCATGGAGGTAATGTGAAATCTTCTCCGGATTGTCAAGTGCTTCAGCTTGAATGGTGCTATCAGAATTTTCTGCAAGATCTTTATCCTTCAATAAGCGGAGCGCTTTCCGAATATAAATCTCAAGATCCTTGCGTCTTAAAATGGCAATGCCAAGTAGACGCGAGGTAAGATCTTCAACGGAAGTAACGCTCTTCAAAATTAGGAAAACGGCAGCTAAATCCTTAATGGTATCAGCCCAAGTAACTGGTTCTATGTCCACTGATTGCATAAACGCGTTATCCCGAGGAGTCACTGTGTGAACTAAAGAATCCTGGGAGGTTGCATCGTAACGAAAAGCAGAACGAAGTAAAGCACAAGAAGCTGCCACTAAACCACAAGATCCAAGGTGAATCATAAGTGAAGGATCATTCGCTGTTTTAATAGGCGTATGAGAAGCTGTTTCTGAATGAGGCTCTACTGAACCAATATTTTTTGAATGATATAAACGTCGCTCATCTTCTACTCTTTCGTCACCGTTTGAAGGATGCGCGTAATCAATAGCATGAGGAGCGATGTCTTTTCTAGTTCGTAGAA